TCTTGGCTGGTGATGACGATCAAGCTATTTATGGATGGGCAGGTGCTGATGTTAAAAGATTTCAACAAGAACCGGCCAAAGAAATAGTGTTACCACAATCTTACCGAGTTCCTAAAAGGGTTCAACATATTGCTGACAATATTTTAAGTAGAATACCAGATGAACGAAGATTAGAAAAAAAATGGAAAGCACGAGAGGAAGATGGATCTATACATCCTGTTACTTCTATTGAAGATGTTCCTTTACATGAAGGGAAGTGGTTAGTGTTAGCGCGAGTCAATGATAAATTAATAAAGCTTAAACCATTACTCAGGGATATGGGAATTTACTTTGAATATAAAAAGAGAAAGAGTTATAAGACTCGTCTCTATGCCGCTATTGAAAATTATAAACGATGGACACAAGGATCCCAACTCTCCATCTCAGAGTGCAAAGATTTATTTGAATTTTTTGGAAAGGAATTTCCAGAAAAAGAAGAAAGACTTTATGATCTAAAAGAATTTGGTTACAGCCATACTCAACGCTGGTTCGAAGTTTTTGAAACGGAACCTGAAGACAGTCTCTACATTAGAAATATGATGGAGGCGGGTGAAGAATTATCCAAAGAAGCTAGGGTTAAACTATCAACGATTCATTCAGCCAAAGGAGGCGAAGCTCATAATGTTTTACTTATCATGGATAATACCAAAACTATCAGAGAAGCTATAGAAAAAAGCCCTGATAAAGAAGACGAAGAACACCGGATTTGGTATGTGGGCGTCACACGTACTAAACAAAATTTATATATTATGGCGCCAAAAAAGGAGGATAAAGGATATGACATCGAAAGTATACAATAAACAAATTGGGGGATCTCATTACAAAGATATGGTGGTTCAGCCGAGTGAGTTTATCAACAAGAACAAATTGCAATTTGCAGAAGGAAATGCTATTAAATACATCT